TTACTTTAGCAGCGGAGCCAGTTTACCTGCTTGCTCACTGGCTTGAGTACTTGCTTGGCTATAACTTGAGGATTGCATTGGTGGCGAGGTAGTACCGGCACCACCTGGATCACTCCATGAATACGAATGGTTATGAGAGCTTGCCACGTTGGCAAGGTCAGCGACGGTATTCATTAGATCATGCAAAAGGCTATAGATATTGGTCGACTCATCACCCACATGGTGCTTGGCGGCAATAATTTCACGCAGTTTGCCGATTTGCTCGGTTAAATCTTCCTCTATCGTAAGCTTGCTATTTTTCCCTTTCGCCTCCCATTCATTATCTTGGTTGACTTGAATATAAGCCTGCTCAGACTGCTGCCACCTTTGATCTGTCTCCGCCATATTTGGCAACTTCAAACCATGGGGGAAAACAGAACGCACAAAAGGGTGCGCCGGCGAGCCATACATAAAAGCAATTTCAACCAAGGTACCAATACTAGGTTTTGACCAGAAACCTCTTTGTTCACCACCCGCATTCACTGGCAAAAGTACCTCTTCAAGAATCGGCAAGTCAGTATCTTCCTCACCATTTACATCCAAAAGCTGTACAGAAACAGAATAAACTGGGGTTTCTTCTGTCACTACCTCACTAGCCAAAGGGGATAATATATCCGTCACTTTCGCCCACATTGGCAAATGCCAACCTGAAGCAAGCTCTGGATATTTTTTTTGCATTAATCGCGTTAAGGCTTTTTCCATGACACCACCATTTTTGCTTCTTGCAATCTCACACTATAAAGACGATGACCATTTAAAAGATAACCCGGCCTTAAACCTGGGATGGCCATTAGCTCAGCACTTTGAGTAGAAAGCTGCTTATCCAATACCGCCGTTGGTACTTCAACAGGCACATCAATCCAATGGCTATCAGACCAAGCGCCGATATAAATAAGGCCATCTCGCTTTTGCTGCCAGGTAAAATCCTCTATCACAAATACTTGGGCGATTTTATTTATCAAATGAAAACCAGAACCTGTATTGACAAAATAAGGCACAGGTGTCGAAGCATAACTAGATTGCGGCAAACTAAAACCACAGCCGGTAATCGCTTTTACCTCTGTCAGTAAATCCTTAAGCGTTTTATTACGCAAAGCCAATGGCACTCGCATACTGAGCACATTCGATTTTTCTCGACAAAATAAGGTTTGAGACTGATTCGAGGCTGGCGTTGAGCGCTCGATATAGCCATAAAAATGGCCGTGTTCCTGTCCATTATTAATGCCAAAACTAAAATAAACTGCGCCACTTAACGCTACCTCTGACTGCACCACAAAAGATGCGCGGCCAGCGGCCATGGCATCCAATGCAACATCATGGGAAACGAGATTAACTCGCTCCCCATTTACCATAAGCACAAAGTCATATTTCATTTGATGCCCCTTCATCCCCAAGGGCAGAATCCAAATACTTGAGCACATTATCGAGCCAATTACTGGTTTCACTGCTTTGAGCTTCCGAGGCAACACTTGTATCCGCCGTAGCTACCTTAGGTTCAGTTTGTGCAAGCTTCCTTGCTTCAATTTTTTCTGGGATAGAAAGGTGCTCAACCAAAACAAAAGACACAGACCAGGCCTGATCATCGTCCAGCTCCTGTGCTGCAACCTTGTCACTAAAGCGCACTTGGCGAACAGCAAAGGCTTTGGCAGTCTGATTTTCAATGTTGTAAACCAAACGAGTGCCCTTATCTTCATCTGTCGCCGTGCTTAACAGCACAATATTGGCAAGCTCGGCAGCGTCTTCATACCTTACCTTCATGGCAACCCGTAAACGCTTAGGTTTAAAGCCCATCTCAGCCGTGGCAGAAGAAGAGCTCTGGCCAGAGAGATCCTCCTCTGGCAAAGCTAATTCACACGTCACCTTCACCCCATAACCTGAGATTTTAGTATCGTTGAGAATAAGGGTAATCATGGGGTTTCATCCATACTAACGACGGCTTCGGCTTCATCCGGCAAAACTTCTGGCCAAGGGTTTTCAGCTTGAATACTCGCTCGCTCAACCACTGCAAGATCCATTAAACGGGCATATTCATCACTTTCGCCAAGATGTGCTTTTATTTCGGCTTCTTCAAGTAGCGGGCGCACTCTCGCGGTATAAGCCGCTTGCCTCGCATCATCAACCGCCTGATAAGCATCTTGGTAATCATCATTAGCATTTTTAACACGCCAAACATCATTATCTTTAACTAACACATCATTGAAATGGCAAGACATAACTTGATCTGCTGCATTTTGGCGAGAAGCATGCTTAGCACCCACAGAGTCCACATAAAACTCAGTTAGATCTTTTGAAAAGTATTCACCTGTATGAGAAGCAAAAACACCTTTAAACATTTTCATCTTAGATACTCCACTGTGATATTTGCAGAAACGATATTGGTATAATTCAAACTCATACCATGGGTTTGCCAAATAGGCAGGCATACTCCTCTTTCCGATCTTAATAAGAACTCATGTGTATGTGAATCATGCAATTCAGTAAACCATTGATTGGTTTGAAACCTTTGTAGACGCGGAGAAAATGCAATCGTATTTTCACAAACACTTGTGTCATTCCCATTATTATTTGTATCTAGAGCAATAGCTGTTGCGTCAGTCCAGTAGCTATCATATGTATTATTTGAGCTATTGGTTTTGAAAAAACCTTGTCCAGAATTTTCTACAGAAGCAGGAATTCTTAATGCTTGGGACTCACTTCCCGTTGGTTCAAGGTTGCTAAATAATAAACGCATACTTCTTAACCTTGGGCAAACAGGTACTAGCAAACTACCGTCGCCACTAAATAAAGCTGTCTTTGATAGTTGATGGGTATGAATACATCTCATTAATAGCCCGTTATAAACGAGCGCCAAGTTCATATCATCGTAGTTGGTATCAAAAGTGGCATCTGATTCATCCAATGAATCAGGGTTATATTCAACATCTGACACATCTTTAAGATAAAAACCATCTGTTAAATTAAACCTCAAGTGGTAGGTTTTCGTTTCTGCTATAGGAAAAGATTTAACAGCATAATCGGACGTATTAACCTCTAACCAGCCGTATAACCTGATTATTTGGTCATCTTCAATGATCAAATGACCATTCTCTAGCATCATATTTAGCCTGTTATCGTCCGACATGACTTCAGGGTAAATAGGCAGTTTTTTAACTTGCTCAAACCTATCGGTTTTGACATATTGGCTGTGAGCATTATCTTCTGTTAAGTGATCCGATATGGCTTGCTCAGCATCCTGTCGCACCGCTTCAAACGATTCTTTTGCGACTGTCATATCCGCAGTGGCATCGCCTAATGCACTAATGGCATCAAGTATTTCACTCATAATAATTCATCCTTGAATTAACCTAGGCTCAAATTAGCCTAGGTGTGTTTAATAGCAACTTATAACGTTTTATAAGCGGGTTTTACCGTAATAAGCGATATTTCGAGGACGTGTTTCATAATAAACTTCTGAAGAGTTTCCTCGAGGTGCAGTATGCAAGTCATTTCCGTTAGCTGAAGTCGATGTTCCGCTAAGATCATATGACCCATCACCATTACCAAAGTTGCTTACTCTCAAAATGACTCCATTTGGTATTTTAGTTAAGTCACTTTGATAATCAGCAAAACCACGACCCGCGTCGACACCACGGCCATCATCGAACATGCGGATAAATTCACCGCCCACTATGGGTAAAGTAAAGGTGGTGACTCCATTACCTTCTCCCCAGTAACCACCGTAAGTAATCGGATCAGCATCCTTGGTGGCTTGATCAATGAGGTTTGAGGTGTTTTTGATTTTAGCCCAGGCAATCGCGAATTCAGTTCGATTAAGCTCTGCACCATTTAATGCCACCTCCCCGATACTAAGCAGATCCGTGGTATCGGTAACTAGCTTGCCAATGTCTGCCACAGCATTACCTGTCTTAGGGTTAATCTGTTCAATCACATAAAAAGCCGTGCCGTCATAGCGTACCTTAACTAAAGCTCCCGCAAAAAGCTGATTAGCAGCGGTCACATTAACAATACTTTTTGCCCCTTGTGCATTCACATCAAGTGATACCAAGGCCTCATCATTTGTATTTGATATGATGAGACTTATTTCATCACCCACAGCTAAATCAGAGACAATGGCCTCAGCAGTCACGCTCAAGGTATTTTTACCCACCGCTTGTGCATAACGCTCCAAATTACGAAGGGTTTGTATCGACTCATCTAAGGCACCTTGATAGCCCTCATAGATGGATTCAAATACCTCTTTTGCTTGCACTAGCTCTTCTGTTGCATCCTTCATCGCCACTAAAGAGTCTGTAAAATCACTCATGTTAAAATTCCTTTTTTACTATCAAGCCATTACAGCTGATCAAACTTAAAACACTCAATAAAGTGCTTATCCTTATTTCTTAAATATTGAGTTAAAAGGCTAACTCAACCTATCAAACCAAACCTATCCACTCATACCTATCAATCTAAACCTATCCACTTATGCCTATTAACCTATGCCCATTAATCTAAGATCGATTTTCCATAATTAAAATGGGCATAAGTTATGGCAACTCAGGCCAATACGTATTATCAGTGACATCAATGGTTAAAATATCAACACGATCCACTAACGCGGCTCTAGCATTACGATTTGAGGCAATCCAGCTTTTACACGCTTCCACATTTTCATCAGAATACACCCCAAGAGCGGCATTTAGCTGTCCAACTTGATTCCAATAAAGCTCAATACGACGAGTACATTCAGCATTTGCTTCAACAAGTTTTAACGCCATTAATTCAGTGTCTGTAAACTCAGGAATAAGGGTATTTCCTGCGTCTAGCCAAGCCTGAACTTTCCGGCAAATAGTATTTTCGCTAACATTAGGGACAACAATTTTTTCATTAACTAAGTAACTATTACCGACTGTTTTTACTGTTTCTATCTTCATTTTTTAAAGCCTCGCATCTGCGGTATAACCCAATATAGGGCTAGCACTATCACCTGAGTTCATATGAAATTTTGTTTCTGTATCATTTTCGTAAGGCCATTGTGCAACATTAAAACTGCCTCCAAAAAACACAGGTATAATTGAAGGTAAAGTACGCATAGGCACTAGATAATACACATCTGCGTTATAATTCCCGCCGGAGTAATAGCGTGTAAAATGAGAATCTTTTGAGATGTAAAAAAAGCGGCAACATTTCAAAAATTCATCGGCATAATTTGTAAACTCAAATGCCGTATTTGATGCGCCAATTTCTAATTGAGCATTATAAAGCCCCATTTGTGAGTTAATTGGCTGTCCATTAGCAGGTAAAATAGCGACTCTTAGCCCGAGTGCATCACTTGGCACAGTAAAGGTCAGAGCTTCAACCCCGACTTCACTTTTAGTTGGAGTAAACCTTTTAGAGGTTAGTGAGTTTGTTACCTCTGCTTCAGAATCTCCCGCATTGGAATAAAAAATCTCTAGTACTAAGTCACCATCAAATTCACTATTTATTGCAAATTCAACTGAAAATGTAAGTTGCTTATCCCTTAGCTGCTTAACGACAGCCGTTTCAATTAATTGATGAAGCTGACCAAAACCTTGATCTTGATTAATTGCAAACATAATTCCTTTTTCTGGGTTAGGATCTCTTGTACAAACAGCCCCTGACAAATTTGCAAACCATTGGTCGGCGCAATAACCCGTCTCAGTAAATGTTTCACCCGCTTGCCAGACTTGCGGTTTACCATTGATTAATAGGTTTCGACGTCCATGGGTGCTAAATACGTCAGAGTGTGTTTGTACTTCTGCCTTGGTAGAGACCATCTCCTGCTGTACTTGATCAATCGCAGCATCCGCATCTTGCCTAACTAATTCAAACGATTCTTTCGCGCCTTTCATTTCACTTGCAGCCAATGTCAAAGCTGCTGTGGCAGTGCTTAATTCACTCATAGTTTCCCTTCCAAAGTTAATAATCTTTCATGATTTTTAATGGCACTCGATAAGGCGGAAATGGTCGCCGCACTGTTTTGCATTATGCTAGTTTGCATAGCAAGCATTTCTGCTTCGTAATCAAACTGCCAAGATGCTAGAGGTAAATCGGCCCCTGTGAGTTGTTTGGCATTACTAAAAGGCACCACTAAATTGCGGTTAATAACCTGACCTATTCCAACCCGTTTTTTATTGAGCGGGATATTGGAGTAAGCTAAAAGCTCCCCCGTATCAGTGACTAAACCGTAATAGTTAAAATCATAATCGCCTACGCTACTATCCAATACCAATGAGTAAGTCACCGCATTGTCATCGTTATAATGGGGGTCTTGCACCAGGATGTTGCCACCCACTAAATAGCTTTCATCTGGAATGCCCGCCGTTGCATCGGCTGGGGTAGTTTCATCCACACCAGGAATATTTGCCAGAATAAAATGAGTAACTACTACTGGCTCCAAACTGGCTGCTTTTTGGGCGATATAACGCGCCCCAGCATCTGTTACTGTTCCATTTACTATGTCTGTCATAATTCGTCCTTAAATTACTGTTATCCTATCTTCACTTCGTTCAATAAAATGCTGCGCTAGGCTCACTTGAGCTGCCCCAGCCTTATCCATAAACACATAATCCGCCGCTAGGTTTAACTGCTCGATACTCTTATCAAGTCCAAAACTCAGCCCTTCTATGCTGACGTCATCTAACCTATCCAGCATCAAAAATTCATAACGCCGACACGTTCGGCCATATTGTCGAATAATGTGATGAGCCAGCTCTGGATTTTGAGTCATGCTAGAGTCAGCTAACCAAAGGGTAATTACATCCCAATCGGTTTCAGACGCTCGCTCAATCTGGCCATATAAAGGCACATCAAACCGTGCGAGAACCTCTTTAAAGCCTCCCTTACTGCCGGCATCTATGGCATTTTTCACCCCATGTTTGACTCGCTTTCGAAAAAGCTCATCAGGCTCATTAGCAAATCGATCAATATCGTTTTGATAAGCCAGCAGCTTTAGCACATAGACATGGCAAGTCTCGGCATCCAGTTGATTAAGTGGTGTTTTAATCCAGGCTTCAGTCTTGTCCCAAAAAGAGCCAAAAGCATCAGCTAACTTAGTAACCTCCTTTCCCTCTCGAATCCAAACAGGCAATTCAAATTTAGCCACCATACTTAGCCCTCCTGCACGTTAAGGGAGTTCAAGCGTGGTACTTCAAGCTCAGTGACAATGTCCCCTTGATCAAACTCAATACTCTCTATTTCTGGAAAGTTTTGATAAACCTCACTGGCTAATCGGGTAAAGGAAAAGCGTGAATAAGGCTGTGTTTGTGTCATCACATAAGCTGAGTTTGATCGAAAAGCCGCCTCAATAGCCTGTTCAACACCGGTTAAAATAACCATCCTTTCACTATCAAGTAGAGCGGTAGGTAAATAAACCGTGACACTCAGATCCACATACAATTCGGGCAACTTAAACACCTGTAAATCATCCCCGTGACCGTGATAGCCCTCGTCATTTATCATGCGATTGATAATTTCGATATAGCTGTCTGCTGGGGCATCAAGCTCAAACAAAACATAGGCATCCGCAGCACCTGGAATAACCGTATCGCCTCCTCGTGTGACCTCGTGTTCAAACCAGATCATATCGGTAGAAACACCAGCAAACTGGGCAATGAGATAACGATAAACACCGTCTGTGTGATAATGACTTAGGGAGTTAAAGGCATTACGAATACGTAGGCGATAATCTTCAATGTCTTCATAGTCATCCCCGACCACATCAATCCAACTATCTGGGTTAGTGACTGTGATACCTTCGATATCACACTTCACATAATGGCCTGTTTCTAGGTTATAGTCCTTGCCCTCTGCCAAGGCCTGAACAGCAACACTGATAGACGTCTGGTCTGCTTCAAGCACCGCTGCAGACGTGGTTTCTAGCCCATAGACCATGTCATTTAAAAGCTCTGTTTGAATCACTGTGCCCAGTGGAATGTCAACATCCCCTTGGGCATCTGCCCGAGTAAATAAAATTCGTCCTTCTAGCTTTTGTGCTTGCTTACGCTCCACGCCATAATTATTGCCCCACAGGTCGATAAAACCCTCTCCGACCGTTTTTAAGAAAAACTGTGGCATCACATTTTGTACCAAAGCATTAACCAGCCAAGTTACTGGCTGCACCGCAATCGCCGAAATTAATCGCCAAAAAGGGCTATAGGCTGAATCGTTACTGATTTTAGAGCCCGAATCAGTGACAGTTTGTTTAAAAACATCGCTGATTTCAGTTTCTGTTATAGGGACGCCTTCATCCTTGAGTAGGTTCTCAAAATCCTTCATAGGGTTACCTCTATCGCCTCGTTATTTAACGTACGCGCACTACAGTTAAGTGCTTCTCCCACTAACGCCACCTTGGCCGTCCCTGGATAAATACGTATGTCGTTTTCCATTTCAATTTCTACTTGAGTGGTAAGGGTTGCCAACTTAACCTGACTCCTTTCACCTATCATGCTAAAGGCATAACCCTTTTCTCTGAGCATGTGCCTTAGATCCTGTGCAATACAGTCTGCTTCTGCCCTTAACTCAGGTTCACCCAGTTGGTTTAATACCAAGTCATCATCTATGATGCTTAAATCTATGCTGTCCATTAGCCCACCTGCATTTCCATTTCATGGGCCAATTCATCCCCGCGTACCCCTTGGCCATAATTATTTACTTCAATTTTTTCCACATGGTTTTGCTTACTGCTATTCGCAAATAAATTACTGATAGTCTGAAATAAGCCACCCTGCTCACCTGCTTGTCCTGGGTCTGAGCCTGGCAAAGTTAACGCCGCATCTTGTGCGATACCTTGCTCTGCCACCTTTTGCGACAAACCTTGGGTCGTTTGAACCTCTGCACTTGCTCCCATACCAGGTAGCCAGCTGAATTTGTTTTTAAGCCAATCGGCGGATTCACCAACAAAAGCAAAAGGATTCAAATTGGCTAACCAGGTTTTCAGTTCACTCCAAGCGCCTTTTATGGTTTCAATCAAGGTAAAATCAAAGCTCATGTCAGGCATCAAAGACAACTCACCCAACCAGACTTGAAACTCGCCCCACCATTGGGGAATTTTTTCAAATACCCCAATTAAGAGATCAATCGTTTCAATCACAGCGTAAAGGGGAAAGAAGGCCATTTTGAGCCATTCATTGTCAGCAAACAGCCCTTTAATAAAGCTAAAACCCTGACTTAAAGCGGAGAATACCCAGTCAGTAAATCGCCCAATGGCAGCACTCACTTCATCCCAATACACCACCATAGCGACCAAAGCACCGATCAAAGCCGCAATCCCTATCACAATCCAAGTAATCGGGTTCGCCAATAAAGCAGCGGTAAAACTCCAAATAGCCGGTAGGGTGGTAAGCACACCCGCTTTTAGCGTGGTAAATAGCCCCAATAATAAAGGCCCACTCGCCACCATGGCTTTCATTGCACCATTCAAGATCCAAACCCCAGCGGCTTGTAATTTCAGTAGAGGCGTAATGATCAGGTTTTTAACCAGCCAATTTTGCGACAAGCTAATCGCGTGGCTTTTGGCCAAGTTCAGCATTTCCTGCGCGACCCCTACCATCTTGATCACTTCCATCATGGAGCCTAATGCTTGCTCAGCGGTATTAACGCCTTGCGCGAGGTTTGGGTATTTATCTGCCCAACCGTCAAGGCTATTTCCCATGGCTTTTACCTCATCAATATAAGGTTCAAAGCTAGGTGATAGCTCCGCCATTAAATTATTTGAGAGTGCCTGGACTTTCGTATCCAATGCTGGCCAAAGGGCCAGCTGCTCATTCAAGCCTTGCTTCAATGTGGAAAAGGAGTCCGTGTAAGCTGAGATATTAGATTCACCAAATACACGGCCCATAACATTGTCACCACTTAAGGTTTTAAGGCTGGCAACTTGCCCTTTAATCTGACCTAGACTGTCATGCAAAATTTGCAATTTAGAGGCTGGCTCGCCCGCAATTTCGACAGAGGCAACAAGTGAACTTGTTGCAGAATCACGGGGAATACTTGAATTGCCGACAACACTTGTTGTCGGGCCAGCCACACCTATGCCTGCTATCAGATTCTGCACTTCTAGCGTTAAGTCTTCTAAACCTGTGGTTAAACTTAAAACCGCTTGATAAGGTGCTTCAAAGACAGTTTGCATTTGATTCACTAACGCTTGAATCCCGTTTTGAACTCCCCCAAGAGAGCTCGAAAACTGGTTTAGCTTGCCAAGGCTTAGCTGTAATTTTTCGAGAGCTTCCATGTTTTACCTCTAGCTACTTCCCTATTTGCCTGCAAAGGCCTTGGCAATACCATTAGCAATGGCTGCCGTTTCCCTATTCATTTCTCGCTCTTCTAACCAAAGCGCCCGTCCTAGGCTTTCCGGTTCATCATCTTCATGAGGAAGCCAACGCATTCTCAGGGTTACGAGTTGCTCGAAGCCGTTTCTGTCGATGCTGTCCCGGAACGCCTGCGCAGCTTTACCACCGTAGGCAGGTCACTGGAAAATTCATCGGTTAGAATGCCCATCACATCCATTACTAATTTGGCTTTAGGCTGAGAGTCTTCATTCACCATCAAAGCTTTTAGCTTTGAGTGCTGCTCACTTTTTACGGTTGACGATAAAAGGTTATAGGCTGGCAGAACGGTTTGACCTTTGGCCATCGCATCCACAAACTTGTTATATTCTTTATCTGTCACCTTAAATTCAAAATCCGTATCACCTATGGTGATTTCAATTAGCTGTGCCACTATTACTCTCCTTGTACTTGTTTCTGAGCCAGTTTTAAGTGCTCTCGTTTAAACCAAAAATTGGTTAAAAATGTTGCGATACCAATGATCAAGCCACCCATGGCAACCCATTCATTCATTGAAAAACCTGCAAGCGTCGTGGTTATTGACGCCCCATAAGCGGTGGCTACTGTGGACTTCTCCATGTTTGCCTCCCTATTTCCTTAACAATCCCATGCCCTTAATACTGACCGCCGCCAGTACGACTATTTTTAATAATTCACCTAACTCCACGCCTAAGGACTTAAGACTTTCTAGCCCTAAATTTACTGAGTCCAGATAACGCATATCCCCGCTATAGCCACTGGCCATAGCCGCAACAAAAAGGAGTACAAAAGGTGAGGTGATAATCAGGGTCACGTATTCATCCTTCCAAGAAGCAGGCTCTTGTTGCTTGGCCAATGCTTCCCATTCAGCTTCTTTCAAATTCAAATCAAAACGCTTTTCTTGACCGGCTAACTTGAGCTTTGCTTGAGCAGACTCGGCTGCCATTTTTCTGGTCTGTTTTGCCTGGTATGCCTTGGAAATGGGTGCCACTAAGGCACCCAAAAGGCTTTGAAATCCCGAGATTAATCCCATTCCACTACCGCCTTTATCTGATCACTTAATCCAACCCTTTTCGTTCAACGTCTAACCACCAGGTTTTAACATCAAAATTGGGGCAGGTTTTAGCAGGATTAAGATCCCTATGACCGACGACACTTGCCTTTGGATAATCTAATTTCAGCGACAACAAAAGGCCTTCTAATGCCCGCATTTGGGCACAATTAAAATCATCTCGTCCAATCAAACAAATGCCTAGTGACGCCTGATTAAAAGGGTCTGCATGGGCTCCTTGCCAATACCTTGGGCGCCCCCATTGCACCTCGCCTTTTAACGTAATCACTGCGTGATAACCTATGCCGTCCCAGCCCTGTTCTAAATGCCATCTATGGATGTCTTGGGCGTGAGTTTCTCGGCCATTAGGCGTATCTGAGCAATGCACCACTAGGTAGTCGATATGCGTCATTAACCTAGAGTCTCAATAAAGCTTTGATCTAGATAAGGCACGCCATTAATTTCGATAAAGCGACTATCCGTCACATCATAAGCAATGGTATGTTCCAACTTGTCACCACCTTCGCCGCTGGCATCCAGAATTTTGCTTAGGCGCAGCTTGCAACCATAGGCAGCTGTTTTGAATTCTTGGTCTAGGGTTTTACCCAAGCCAACAATGTCGAACACGCCAAGTTGCTGCCATGAACCTGCGGTTTTAGCCGCTTCCACCAGCTTGTTATAACTTTGAGTATCTAGAGTGATTTCACCACTTGCCGATACCACACCACGTACAAAACCATCTGGAACACCACGTGTTGTGGTTGGTTTGATGCCATCTTCCACATTAAGTGTGTATTGCTTAACGTTAACAATCTGAGTACCAATGGAAATATTGATATCTGATCCTGAAATATGTTGCATACTAAACCTCGCTTGTTAGATTAAGAGCGATATAAGCTTGAATCGCTTTAGGGCAGTTATAAGGTCGAACCAAGAGTGCAATTTGCACTTTCGTACGGGACGCCCAACTAATGGTGATATCGCCATCTACAGGTGGTTTTACTTCACCAGGCTTATAAATACCGTTCGAGGTTATGCTCTTACTCATGTCGATAACGGGGCGCATAAAGTAAGTTTCATGGGCGGCAATAGACAAAGGTGTGCTGTTTAGCTCACGGTTACCGACTTTTTTGATCGCCAAAATACGTACTTGGCGTTTCACTTTATTCACTACTCTTAGGTTCTCAATCACAGCATAATCACTGGCCTCAGGCGCAAGCGTCATACCATCACTGCAATAAATACCATCATAATCAGGGTAAACCTGTGGCACTGTGCCTCTGGCATCATTCAGTGCTTTCGCATGAGCCATATTGAAAACCGTACCATCCACATCCGAAGGCAAGGTAGAAAGACCCACAATGGCACCGGTTTGTGTGCGCATTGGCGTATCCGCAATGGTCACAGCTTCATTACAAAGGCGACCACAAACGGTTCCCATCCAACCTGCAAATACTTCTGGAATCAGCATAATGTCAGCTGACGCTACGCCATCCTGTAACGCTTCAAATGCGCTAATAAAAGCATCCCATTTATCTGCGGCATCTGGTGCTTCATTTGCCACCACAAAAAAGAGTGAGCGACCAAATGTGTTTTCTGTTGCAGCAATCGCAGTCGCCATTACATCTAATTCACTTTGAGCAGCGATTGCATCTGTTACCACTACGGCTTCACAAACAATGTTCTGCGCCATGGCAATATCAAATGCCGTTTGCCACTCACCTTCATTAGTGCGAGGCATAACAACTGCGGTCCAATTTGCCGAAGCATTTGCTTTGGCAGCAGCCAAAGTGGTTTTTAAAGCACTTGCTGGGGCACCTAAAAGCACATCCAAGTCAGAGCTTTGATCCAGATATAAAACACTATCTAGGTTCGCTTCTGCCTTACCAATAAATAAGAATTGACGCTCTGGTGAGGAAAAATCTCCTTGTCCAGAATCGACGTCACTTACGCTTACTTGTCCTAAAGCCATTTTAACTTCCTGTTTTATTTCACTTATTAGTCATAACGTTAGGGCTATCCCAGCCCTAACGCTGACACCTTAGAAATGTCAGATCACCATCCTCGGACCTATCCATTTCTCCTTTCAACTCACGTTTAAACTTCTTCTTATCCTTAAAAAGAAGGCAACTTATTAGCGACAACATGTGGTTAGAGAGCTTGGCTAATGAGTCTTCCTGACCCTTTAAGCGATTCCCTTAATCTGCCAAACTCACCAAACTTGCTGCCACCTCTGCACTTAAAGCTAAATCCATTTCAGCAGTGCTCAATGACCAATTTTGACCGCCATATTCAAGCTCACCATCAGCGCTTGAAGTGATATACACCCACTCCTCAAAGGCTAAACTCAGCCCTAGATTGGCAGTTTGTGTATCCTGTAAATCTAGTGAGATAGCTGGGTAAGCATCATCTAATGCCTCTCTATCATCATGATCTGCAAGCCAGGTCATCAGATGGGCATTAAAGCGAGCAATCTCTTCAGCTTGATATGGAAAACCAATTAGATTTAATGTCGCCTGATAACAAAGGCTGTGTAATAACACCTGATTGCCTTCATCACGTCCTTTTGGCTTTAGCACCATGCTTGTTACTTGGGCACTAATGGCTTCTGCAGACAAATCCATTTTGTCTGTGATATAGAGTGTTAGTGCTTCAAGCTTTTGCATAACTCTGCTTCCCTTCCTTTTTACTAATTAAAAAATTGAGCCATTTGGCTAATTGCTTTGTGAGCGATCGACGAAAAGTTTATTACTCCCCTGGGCCATCCTGTTGGCCCCTTAAGACGTCCTTGCCTTGTCGATAGGTGCAGAATAAGCCAGTCAGAGATAGGGTTCCAGCGGCTAAAATCCGCTAAATTGCGATTTTTAATCCATCACAAAAGCCTGTCCTAAAAAGCATTATTTAAGTGTTTTTTGAGAGGTAACATGCGCTTATCAGAGAGAAAACTGATAGAGAGATTAAACAGACAATTTAAAAATCACGGATAGATAAAAGGAAAAAGACATGAGTCTTAATTTTAATAAGGATATTTTTAACGCCTTTGGCCAAGGCGGTAGCTTTGAAAGTAGTACCACTGCAATCAGCGCCAAGGTTAAAGAAAAAGCAGCACAAGTAGACGCTAAAATACAAACTACTTTAGCGAAAATATCAGACGAACTTACCCCAAATTTGAGTGCCAGTTATGCCGGCGACTTATTAATAGCCCAAGCAAGTTTATTAGGCTATCAAGATGGCGTACTCAATTTACAACTGCATATTGAATCTCGTATCAGTGGTTTTTTAGAGGATATGCAAGTGGCTTCAGCGATTAAAGAAGTGGATAGTTACCTTGCAGAACTGCCCGCATCTTGTACCAATATTAATAGTATTTCAGGCACCTTAGCTGGCGTTGCAGACTCAAATCTAAATGCCACTTATGACCTTATGTTGAGTTTTGAACAAAGCCTAGATTTTTTAGAGCAGAACCTAGCGGCACTTGAATCTGAGCTAACCCATCTTGAAGAGGGTATTAATGGGGAAGTTAATGAGCTTAAAAGCAGCCTTGAAAGCTTAGAAACAGAGCTTACACAGCTTGAAACAAACATTAATGAGGCAGAAGCCAAACTAGACAAGATTAAAACGGATTTAACCCAATTCGAACAAACAGCAGAAGAAAGTTTAGCGGCCTATCACGAAGCTCAAGCAGTCAGCCTTGCGAATTACCAAGCGCAGATCACTCAAAGTAAGAATGAATATCTTGAAAACCTAGACAGTCGTTTAGATAGCAGTTTAGAAAGTTACCAAGATGAAGTTAACGACTATGAAGCCAGCATTGCCGCTAGCACAGCCAAATATGAAGAAGAGCTGAATTTAAGTCTTGCAAGCTATAAAGCGAGTCTGGATGAGTATCAAGCAAACCTTATGGAAAACATAAGCAGTACAGAAACTCAGCTACTAGCCTATCAAACGAGCCTGACAACTAAGCTTAATGACTATGAAATTAAGCTTACTGAAATTAAAAACCTTATCTTGCTTCCCATTACGGATGATCTCACACAGTTTGCCAATGGCTTTAGTAGCCAATTAAAAAGTTTAGAAAGCGTATTAGATGAACAAGTGGTTTATCTTGCAAACACAGTCAGTACCGAAGTAAACAATTTAAGCCAAATGTATTTAGCCCATAAGCAGATGGCAAATGCTTTTAGCTTACAAAGCTTAATCAAAGACGAATGTGTGGGTTCGCTTATCAGTCAATTTGCTGATGACAAACTTAAATTTGCCATCGAGCGCAATGTCGAAAACTTATTGGGAGATGACCTTGTTCAAGCACTTGAGGAAGACCTTGATGCAGACGATTTAATTGATGATTATGAGGCAGCAAAAGAAGAGGTAGAAACAGAGCTTAACGAGACAATTGAAGAAATAGAGTCAAACATAGACGACTTTATTTCTGAATATGATGATCTAGTCGATCAAGTAAAGAATCAGGCGACAGCCTTCTCAAGCCAATTTGAAACCGCGGTTAATGACCTGGGTAATGAACTAGAGGAGCAAGCAGATACCCTATCAAACACACTTGATAGCTTATTAAAAAGTTTATCAAATGATTTAGCCAATAAGCTGGCACTGGTGGCTAATATTGAAAATGCCGCGGTTAATTTCAAGCAAGAGGCTATGCTCGCTCTTACTGAACTTGAGGAAGAAACAAATTCAGCTATCACAGAACTTAGCCAGGCGATGGAAGCGTTAGCCCAAGCAATTGAAGCTAATACTCAAACGTTAGAAGCAAATCTAGAAGAAGCGGTTAATACGCTAGATAATTAGGTAGAAAGATAATCAGAAGCCATAGGATTAGTCTTAATACAGACTAATCCTAACTTAATTAGGGTTTGTTTGGCCCGAAACCTAATAGAGGCTGAGCTTGTTTAAAACTCGTATCAAATTCAGCATCCCAAGGAAAATAACCCTCTCGGTCAGGCCACACCATTTGCAAGACAGGGTAAGGTTTTGGTAAGTCACCATAATACCAGTTTGCATAACCTAGATAGTTCCGATAGAAATCTAACTCAACAGGAATAAAAGCCACAGCAAGGCCTTCAGTAAAGTCATCATATTTTTTATAGGGCTCAAGCCTTTCTTTTGCACCGACGATTTTGACGACAGCAATATTTAATAGCTGATTTGCGACTTCGGCAGGCAAGCCAACTAGAATTAACTCAGGGTGATTATGTTGTTGAAAATGACCAATGCTAAATGAGAAAGCAGCTTGATTATCCTCTTGCCCTATATGCAGGTTGTACCAACCCACTTTATTAATTTGCTCTAATATCAGACTATCTTGCTGTGTTTCTGCAGGTGGAACAACAAAGCCTGTTGGCATGCTCTCCATGAATATGGCTGCTTTCAAGTCACTTTCCTTTGACACCTTTTCCTGAGACATAGCTTCTTTCCCTTGTATTTGTAGCGAAGTACAAAGCAGCAAAATAGATAAAACCAACTTCAAAATATCAACATCCTTTTTGCAATCCATCTTCAAAAAACACTGAGTGAATAACTTAGGATCAAACCAACAAAGTGAATATTTTCTCCATTAAGGTATTCTCTTTATGACTTAATAAGCGCGACACTGTGTAGTGATTTTTACCCTCTAAAAACAAACAGTCCAAACTACAATTCTCTTTTTTTAGCTTCTCACTATAAACCTGGGTTTGTCGAATGAACTCGTTCGTTTCATCATTTCCCACTGCCATAATGATGTGAGGAACAAAGTTAAATACACCTGTTTCCAAGATAGGGCTTAATTCAGCTACCTCCTGATCACTCAGGTTTAACACTTTATTTAAAAAGGACTGCTGCATTTGTTTAAGGTCATAAAGCCCACTTAACATAACAGCCCCCTTGATGCTCTGTTTTATTTCTTGAGGCCAATCATGAGCAAGGATTTTAGCGGTTAAAAAACCACCCACAGAATGACCACCAACAACAAGGTGTTCAGGGTTTCCTTGCCACTTATGTATATTCTTATGCACCCAAGCAAAGGCTTTTACGTTTTGATCAACTATTTCTTTAACCGTCACTTTTGGCGCTAAGTCATAATTAACCAGTACCAAGGTACAACCCGCTTTCACAAAAGCTTGTGCCAAATAACTATATTGAGCTTTGTCTAACGCCCTAAAGTAACCGCCGTGAATAAAAATAAACACAGGGGCATTCGCCTTGGCCGCAGGAAAGATATCCAGTTTTTCACCAGGGCTTGGTCCATAGCTCACATCTAAGCTTGCACGATAACTTAACCGAGTAAGTCTGCTTTGCACTTCGTTAGCAACCAAATGCAACATGCCAGTTGGATGCCGCCTTCGTAAATTAAACGCTTTATCAAAGTTTGCCATTAAATCTAGTTCTCATGCTTATTCAATAAACTTAACCGATTCACATCAAATTAAATGAGAGTTTAACACCTCCCTTCTTCCAGCTTAAGTTGCTGCTCTTTCTCTAAGATCGCCTTAGCCATAGCCACAATATCTTGTTGCGGTGGGTTCAGGTAATGGGAAAATGAGGCCGAGACCACAAAGGTACAACCACAGGTTTCTATATTCAAACAGCGGCAATACAGCTCTTTCATAAAGACCTGGTCAATATCTTTAGCGATATTATTACTGTTAGAAATGACGGCCTTAGATTGGCAATTAGGACATTCAATACGAAATGCCATGTAACTCTCCTTACTTTACTTAAATTGGTTTGTTTAATTAAAAGGTTATATTTAGATAAAATTTAAAATGCATGATTAGTCATGTGAGCATGCTTGCGTAATTGGGTTGGCGTACAGTTATTGACACTAGTCCAAGTAAGTTCAGAGACAGTTTCTTCGATAGCCTCCAACTGCTTACGCTGTACTCGCCATTCATAAAGACGAGTAATGACAACCTCAATACCTTTTGCCACACCTTTAATACTTCTTACCATTTCTCCATATTGGTTTTCTTCTGGCTCACTGTAATGAGTGACTAAGGTTTGTTTTCGCCCAGCAAAAACGCCCCCCATAAGCTTGATAAAAGAAGCATAATCAGCACGGTTTGCCGCATGATAAATCGCCGCAAATGCACTAGGTGCAGCCGCAAGGTTCAAACGCCTTAATTCCCGCCATACGGTGACAGAGACACCGCCAATAAATTGAAATTGTTTGATTCGGTTTAGCCTTGCCCAAGCCACGATACGCTTAGCTGCATCAGCACCCGCTCGCCCTGTCTCATGGTCTGTATCAAGGTGTTTACCATGGATGTTTTTAGCAATATATTTTGTAATGTAAGCTGTAGCCGTACCTTTTTCAGGCACAATTTTTACCGCTTTAAATCGATATTTTTCTGCTCCTGCCTCTTCACCATCTTCCGCTAAAGCATAACGTTTGAATGCGGCTAGAAAGGGCTCTGATTGCCATTTCTCTAAGTACACAATTAGGTGCCAATGAGGTGTGCCATCATGATGGGGTTCAACCGTTCTAAAGCCATAAAAAGCAATGCCATGACGGTGACACCAAGCTCGAAAGCATTGCCAAACATGATTTAAATAAGCATGCGCGACTTGCACAGAAGGACTCTTAGCCAATCGATACTTTTGATTGCGTCTTCCCTGACTAATAGGATGGTATTTTGAGGGACAAGTAAGGGTAATAAACCAGGCGTCATGATTTTGCTCTAGGGCGATTTCCTCTAAACCTCTGCTTCGAACCATTAATTCGGCAAAACGATTATCAGGATTAGCCACTCCTTTTTCAGCTAACTGAGCCAAAGTAAAGGCTTGGCCTTGATCATTGACGGCTTCCCAGCCTTCTAAAAAAGCGGCTTGATTAGCTTGTTTTTGCTCCTCTTTTCGTAAAGTCCAATGGGATACATAAGGTGAGGCATATTTGTGTACCTGACCACACTCTCTAAGCACTTGCTCGACCATGACCCATTGCCGCCTTACCTGCCTTACCCACCACTTAGCTGTAATCATGCGCGCAGCCAGTCCTGCGACCTTGTCATTATCTTGCCAATCATTAAAACGTCCACCCGCTTGTAGCAGATGAATATTTATAAAGGCTTTCACCGCTTGGGCGTTTGACTGTGTACCCAATTTTATCAGTGCCACTTCAAAATCATGGCTTTTTTTCCAAGCCCAAGCCGCTAACGTATCGCCACTCAATTCAGTAATTAATGAACCACAATACTCTAGGCGCTCAACCACACTTTTCAGCCATGTATAGGCCAACGTTTCATTTTCAATGCTAGCTAATCGATTCACCTCTTTTGCCACTTGAGGCCTTAACACAGAAAGTTTTGCCAGTAATTGATAACGCCCTATCACCTGTCTCAGCCATGTATTGGCGGCAAAATAACCCAGGCTTTGATCTTTTTCAGCCAACCTGAGATTAAGCAATTTTGCATCGTCTGGATGAAGACCTTTTAATAACGATTGACGCCATATCTGACATTCATTTGTTGCTATCGCACGGGGGTTAAGATCAGGTGTCAGCTTAGACATATTCGACCCCGACTAACTTTTCAACTTCTAAGCAGCTAGAGTGATAAGCGCTATGGCCATAAAACAAACCAGCAACCTGATCCAGTAAATCTAATTTATGCGACAAGGCAATAGTGACCTGACTATTCATCCAAGACCAAGTTAAGCGCCTTCCCACAACATCAGCCATCGAACCTTTATCTATTAACAAGAATCGATTTAATCGACATTCCACGGCCGCCTTAACCATTTCGCACAGCATTTGGATTTCAAAGACACACAAAGGAATATCTCTTTGTTTACCAATATCAAATTCGTAACCGCCTTTTCTTATGGAATCAGTTTTAAAACAGGGCTGTTTTCTGAGTTTTTCAAGACTTACTAAAGGGTCCCAAACAGTAAGAAAATGCAGCCCCACTAAATTGCCACGATCCACTTCATGGCAGGCATACATTTTCATCCAGTGACCTGCTATTTCTTTCAATAGATTTCTTTCACTTACTGTAAAAGAAAATAAGAGTGTTTTCGGATAAGCAACTTGAGCCGTCTGAGTTGTCATCTATCTTCCCCTAGCAGCCTGCAACTGCCATATCTAAAATGTAATTGATCAAGGTATATGAACTAAAGACAACCTATTAATTCATAATCCCAATTAAGTACATTTAAAAGATCATTTATGTACTTTAAGTACATAGTACATATGAACTGAAAGTTCTGCAAGAATAAATCATAATTGAACTCTTGGTTCATAAATTGAAGGTAATCGCTTTGTCTTTTTCAGATCGGCTTCTCATAGCACTGCAAAAAGCCGGCATACAGCGTCATGGCGCTGGCGCTTGGCTAGCAAAACAAACAGGCACAACTGTTAAAGCTGCAAATAAGTGGCTTAATGGTGAATCACAACCTCGTCGTGAAAAAGTACACACCATCTCAATTGCGACAGGCGTCAGAACTGAGTGGCTCGAATACGGCATGGGGGAAATGCAGACAACTCAAGAAGAAAACAAACAAGATAATCATCTTAACCTTGGACACATCGATGCTTGGGACAGTGATACCCCTTTAAACCCAAACGAAGTCGAAATACCTTTTTTCAGTGAAATTGAGTTGTCAGCAGGAAACGGATTTAACAACGTGCTAGATATTGCTACCCAGAAACTTAGATTTAATGTCTCAACCCTTAATAAAGCTGGTGTTTCAAGTGATACGGTTGCCTGCTGTAAAGTAAATGGCGACAGCATGGAGCCTATACTGCCAAATGGCTCAACGGTTGGACTAGATATTAGTCAAACTAAGATTCAAGATGGCAAGATGTATGCGATAGAACACGGTGGCATGCTAAGAGTAAAATATCTTTATCGCTTACCTTTTAATGGTTTAAGAATTCGTTCTGCTAATCCGGATCACCATGATGAAGAACTAAGTGGGGAAAGCGCTTTAGATGTTAGGGTAATTGGACGAGTATTCTGGTATTCAGTACTACTCTAAGCACTCCGTTTTACAAAAAGTGTCTCGTTAAAATAGCGAATATAAACTAATAGTACTTTTTCGCGGAAGAAAAGTGAGTTCATTTTAAAAAGTTACTCACTTTCAATAAAAAAGGGTCATGACGAATTAAGCCATGACCCCTAATAACAATTTGGGCTAATACGCTATAAAGTAAATATCATTCTACTTTATAGCCAACACCATAAATGGAATGAATAATTTCTTCACTTGGATCCGCTGCTGCAAGCTTCTTACGTAAATTCTTCACATGGCTATCGATTGTTCTATCACTAACAATACGATCATCCTTGTAACATTTTTGCATCAAACTCTCGCGAGAGAAAACGCGTTTAGGACGAGATACCATGATTTGCAGCAAGCGATACTCAACCGGTGTTAACTCCACATATTGACCATTGGCGTGACATTTAAAACATTCAAGATCCAATGTAATAGAGCGGTAAACCAATTCGCTTGATTTCTCCTCTTCATCATCAATACGGTTAACACGACGCAAAATAGCATTAACACGCGCAACCACTTCTCTTGGCAAGAAAGGTTTGCAAACATAATCATCTGCACCCACTTTCAAACCAACCAAGCGGTCCATTTCATCAATACGTGCTGTTAGCATCATGATAGGTACATTAGAGTGCTCTCTTAGCTCCTTACATATGTTGATACCGCTTTTACCTGGTAGCATCACATCAAGTATAACAAGATCTGGTTTGCTCTCTAAAATACGCTCAACCGCTTCATCACCACGATACAGAACCTTCACGTCGTAATTATCTTTAACCAGATAATCGACTAGGATCTGTGCAATTTTAATTTCATCTTCAACAATATAAATTAGCCCGGAGCTCAT